ACTGCGCACGAATGTCCTGGATGAATGTCAGGGCGCGGGCCGGGTTGTCCTGGGCGATGTAGTCACCGATCTCCTCCAGGTCCGTCTCGGCCAGCGGGGTAAACAACACACCCATTACCGACCTGCGCTGGCAGCCTGTTTGCGGTATTTGGCTTCCAGCCGATCAAAGACCTGATCGCCGGGAATGCTGCGACCACTGGCCAGGCCGGCAGCAATCGCGGCCTTCATGGCTTCCTGTTGCAGCTCTGCCTGCTTTTGCTGATCCTCAAGCAGGCGCAGTCCTGCACGGACGACTTCACTGGCGTTGTTGTAGCGTCCGGACTCAACTTGATCACGAACGAAGGTCTCGAAATGGGAACTGAGTGCGACGCTGGTGGGCATGGCTATCTCCTAACAATTAATAACTGTTATTTGACCGTAGCCACCCCCACCCTGTCAAGACAGGGCACCAGTTCGGTTGAGTTGATGGGCCACCAACTCCATGACCCGGTGCCAGCGCCGCGAAGCGGTGTTGCGGTCACAGGCGAAGCGCCTGCCGATCTGCTGCCACTCGTAGCGGTTGGCGCGCATCCAGACCAGGTGCCGCTGTTCCAGATCCAACCACTGCACCCAGCGCATGGTCTCGAGCATCCGCTCTACCGCTTGTGGACTGGGTGGCATGGACCGGTACACCCGTTCGGGGTCGGGATAACGTTCAGGCACCTGCATGGCCAGCGTCATCCACGGGTTGAAGTAGCCAGCGGGGCGCACGCGTGGCAGCTTGTGCGCGGTCTCGGCAGCTTCAGCGAAGCGGGCCGCCACGGCATCAGCCGTCCAGTGGATCATGAGTTCAGCCATGGCGCTTGCCTCCATCGCCGTACAAGCGTTCGCCCAGAAGACGTACGAACTGCTTTTCGATCCAGTCCAGACGCTCGTCCTGTTCCGACACCACCAGGATGTGGTCATTGCGCCAACCCTCGCGTTTGACAGCGTCCAGGTCCGGCGAGGTGGGCTGCAGATTGCCCAGAGGGCAACGGTAGCGGTATTGGGGCACTTTCATGTCACACCCCCTCTGTTGCCATTTCACGGGCCAGGTACAGCAAGGCGATGGCGTCGGCCTCGTTGTCATCAGCCGGGTTGTGGCCACGGGTTCGAACGGCTGCCACCATCTCGTCCTTGCTGGCGTTGCCCTTGCCAGTGGCATGCTTCTTGATCGTGCCGACCGGGATGCCCTGGTACGGGATCTGGTGGTGCTCGCACCAGGCCGTCAGTTGGCCCATGAAGCCGCCGTAGGCATGGGCGGCGTCGACACCAACGTGGCGGCGCACTTCTTCAAAGACCACCTGATCGATGCCGTCATTGCACTGCTTGATGTCGGTGAGCCAGCGCTTGAACCGCAGAAAGCGCATACCGCCGCCTTCGAAGCGTTGAGGTTTGAAGGATTGGCTGCCACTGGTGATGTGGCCATCTCGGCAGGCCAGTGCCCAGCCCGTTTGTGTGCCCAGATCAAGGGCGAGAATGCTTGTGTTCATGTCATCAGTCCATTTTTGAATCGGCCTGACGCATCGGACACTGCTTGACGTAACTTTTTCATGAGGCGCGCACGCGTACGCGTATAGAGAGTTACGTTGAGCAACGTCGGCTGCGTCAGACCATGGTTTTTTCATGTCGATCAGTTGTCGGCGTATGGGGTGTAAGCGGGCGTGTGCGGTTGCTTGAGGCCAATGCCCTGAAACCCCCGAACGCCCATGCTGTTGCGCCACTTCTCCAGCCCACGCGTGATGAGCAGATCAGAAAACCGGCGTTGCGAGCCGATGAATTCGCCTGAGGCTTCCGCCCATTGCTTCCAGTCGGTAAAGAGCTCGGATGTCAACGACTTGGCGTTTGCCGCGCGCACGCATCGTTCATCAAGCCAGCGCCCCAGTGCATCTTCCGACTCGAAGTACTCTTGCGTGGCGTCTTGCACACAGGCGGGCGGATTCAAGCCCTCACGCTGCCACGCCAGGCACCCAGCCACGGCCCACACCAGAATCCCATCGCGCTCGGCAAGCAGCTTGTCTGTCAGGCGACCGTCACGTCGCTCGGGTGGAATCGTCACCGTGAAGGGGATCATGTGCATGCGCCGCTTCATCGCTTCGTCGATGTTGCGAATGGCGGGCTTGTGGTTGCCAACAATGACCGGTTTGAACTGCGGGAAGAACTCGAAGAAATCCTGACGCATGAATCGTGCGGAGATCTTGTCGCCCCCAGTGATGGCCTTGACTTTGGACTCGTTCAAGCGTCTGCCTTGCTCAGTCTCGATGGCCGTCACAAAACGTGCGCCGCGCAGCCCTGCCAGATCGGTCGGATGTCGGTCACCTCTCGTCTCAACGAAGGTGTCCATCGACGCGGTCGTGGCGTAGTCGCCCAGGATGGTGCTGACCACGTTGGCAAAGACGCTCTTGCCGTTGGCACCTGTGCCGTAAAGGAAGAACAGCGCGTGGGCACTCGTCACGCCAGTCAGGCAATAACCGACCATGCGTTGCAGGTAAGCCTGGAGATCGGCATCGCCCCCCGTCACGTTCGACAGAAAGGCGGTCCATTGCGGACACTCTCCACCCGGCGTGGCCGTGGTGATCTTGGTCATCCGGTCGGCACGGTCGTTGGCGCGGGTGCGGCCCGTCTTGAGATCGACCACGCCACCGGGGGTATTGAGCAGCCACGGGTCAGCATCCCACTCATCGGTGGTTGCGGCATGGCGACGATCCGCACGGGCCAGACGCTCCACACCACCTACGGTGCCTGAACTGGCCAGCTTGGCGGCAAGCTTGCGGTCATCAGCACGCAGGGCAGTCTGACGGCACACGCTGCGGATCAGATCGGTGGCTGCGAGCGTGTCTTCATTGCGCCAGCGTTGTCCGTCCCACACCAGCCATCGACCCCAGGCGGCCACGTAGCGCCAGTCGCGGTGGTAGCGGCGGGTGAAGGCCAGCGCCAGCGCATCCTCTGTGCCCCACACCGACTCGTCACTGCTGACCACCGATTCCGCATCTTCAGCCACGGCGTGAATCTGCATGCGTGGGCCATGCACGAGAAAGGACGCGACATCAAAACCTTCGGCAATGGCGTCGGCCGCATCCCAGCCCTCGGCCGCTTCCTGGGGTGGATACAGGATGTGGCAGGACCTGGCACCGGCGTCCAACACCGCCTGCGCAGCATTGGCCGCATACTCCCAGCCCGGTTTATCGCGGTCGGGCCAGATCAACACAGCCTTGCCAGACAGGGGCGACCAGTCGGTTTTGTCGACCGGGGCATTGGCGCCGTGCATGGCCGTGGTGGCGGTAACGCCAGCATTGATCAATGCCTGCGCGCACTTCTCGCCCTCGACCAACACGACTTGAGCGGCGTCCTTGATCCCCGGCTGGTTGTACAGCGGCCTGGGGTCGGGAGGCGCCATCTTGCGTCGCTTGACGTCCCAGGGCCGGAATTCCTTCTTGCCACCAGGCGGGTCGTAGCGGTAGACGATGGCGATCAGATGCCCGGCTGCGTCGAAGTAGTCCCACTTGGCCGTGGCCGGGCCCAGATCGTCGACCGGAGCCTCTTTCTTCTTGGTCTTGCGAGACGGGACAGCAGGAGCCTGTCCAAGCAGGTCGGCAGCGTGTTGCATCACGCGAAGGAAATCTGTGTGTGCATCGACACTCAGATACGCAGCGATCAGATCGAAGATATCACCACCGTCACCGGTTGCGCGGTCGGTCCACAGCCCGGCCTTCTCACCATCGAGCACAACTTCGAGACTGTCGCCGGGGCTGCCCAGCACATCGCCGATGAGGAATTTGCCCCTGCGTTTTTTGCCAGCAGGGAACAGCGTTGGCAGGATGGAATCCAGTCGTACGACCAGGTCGGTGCGCAAGGATTCACGAGTCACACCAGGATCGGGTGGCAACGTGCCAGGGGTGTCATTGAAGTCAAGCATGTGACTTGCCTCCTTGCTGCTCCAGCCAGTCGATCAACTCCTGGAGCTTGAAGCGCACCAGCTTGCCCACGCGGTAATGCGGCACGCGCAGGCGGTTGCGCTCACTGGGGTGGGTCAGCAGGTACGTGGGGATGTTCAGACAATGCGCTGCTTCGCGCGCATCGACCAGACGCTCACCCAAGACGTCTTGCATGGTGGGAATGTTCATGTGGGGCTCCTCCAGCACCGGTCCTGCCATGGGCACATCCGGCACTCGAAATGGGTGGATTCATGGAATGCGCGGGGCAGCAACTCCCCGGCATCGGTGGCGGTGATCACCTTGACGGCGCGATCGGACATGCGCTGCGCCAGCACCGCATCAAAGGGCACGAGTTCGGTGTAGATCTCCATGGTGTCGGCGTTGATCGCCGTGAAGAGCGCCGGGTGCTCGTGCAACTCCAGGTAAGCCTGATAGAGCACCACCTGGGCGTGGTAGATCGGCTTGGCAATCGCCAGCTTGTGCTTCTCCAGCTCGCGCCAGGATTTCTGACCGAGGCATTTGCACTCCCACAGGGCTGGATACTGAAAGCCATCTGGTCCGGCGACGATGACGCCGTCGACATGGCCCTTGAGCCGCCCGCCTGCTGCCGAAAAACCAAACTGGTCGCCATCGGCTTTGCGGGTGCGCAGGTCGAACCCGGCCTCGCGCAGCCACATGACCATGCAGTCCTCCATCACGTGCCCGCGCTCGAAGATGCGCAGGATGCGCCCGGAGGTGTCCCGACCGGGGTCGACCGGGGCCTTGGCGAACTCGTACTGGAGCGCGCGCTCACACGAAGACCCCAGCCGGGATGCACCCAGGTATGCCCGGGGCGTTTGCTTGGCGCGCTGCCGATGCATGCCTGCGTCGAGTAACGCCTCCAACTGGCCAGAGACACTCGCTGAGGAGTTGAAGTCGATCATGACTTTCTCCCCTTCGCCGGTTGCAGGTGTGACGTTTTTGCCTTCGGCTCTTCCCAAAGCAAGTCGTCCTCAAGATCCGCGAACGGGTTGGCCAACGGATCTGGCGTCGGTGGCATGCCACGCACCGGCGGAAACTTGGTGGCTTCATGGTGCGTCGCCATGGCGTCCGTGTAGCAGGTGACGATTGCATCAATCACACGCAATGCTTCGGCCTCTGCGTAATCACCCAGCGGCTTAGCAAAGCCAATCTCGCCAGCCGCTTCGCCAAAGGCCTTGAGGCATTTGCACATCGCGGCGCGTTCAACATCAGAAGCATCAATCATCTCGACCTCCTGGTTGAATTTGTGCGCATGGACCCAGTTGCCGTACATGGAATGGAACGCGTCCTGGCATCGATGGGAACAGAACACCCAGTCGATGGGATAGCGCCGGGGGTTGCCGGTGCCATATCGGTTGTCGGTATGGTCGTACCCCCGGGCCTGTCGTGAGCAGACCCAGCATTTCATTCCCCCCTCACTGTGCCCAGGCCGGCTTGCCGGACACTGCGGAGCGTCCAACCGCTGCGGTTGGGACTGCGGTTGGGACCGTGGATGAATGTGCGGTCGGGGCTGCGGTTGGGGTCCCAGCCGTACGGTTGGGGATAAATCCAGTGCCACTCATCAAGGCGGCGTACTCGGGCTCACCCGGCTCCACCGCCATCTTGACCACGTTCTTGGCTTCTCCGCGACCGTCCTTTTCCACATCAATGCGGGCGACGAACTCCAGCCCATCGAGTTCATGAAAGCCTTGGATGCGGCGAGCAGCAGCGGCCTGCGGGGTGTTGTCGTCGGGCCGGACGTTGCGGGCAGAGTTCAAGGCGGCTCGTACGAAGGTGCGACCCATGTTGCCCCAAGTCGGACCCTTGGGGCTTTGCAGACCGATGTTGGACCACAGCTTGCGCTTGGCAAATTCACCTTCGAGCACCACGAATTCAGCAGCCAGAAAGATGCTGCCGGTCTCAAAGCTCTGTGTGGCGTAGCCGCCCATCCAGCCTTGGTTGGGGTCGTCATAACCACCGGGTTTGATGGTCATTCGGACCTTGGCCACGGTGCCTTTGGGGATGAGGTCAAAGGATTGCTGCTGTTCAGCGTCGTTGAAATCGTTCCATGCGGACATGAGTTACTCCTTGGTTTGTGTGAATGAATAGGAAGGCTTCGTGGCGGCGGCGCACTTGCCGATGAGGGCATACAGGTCTGGGGGTTCGAGCAGGTCCAACTGACCAGACCGGTCCTTGGCGGGATAGCCATAGGGGTTGACCGTGTGGGTGACAAAGGCCCGATAGGACGTGCCGTCTTCGGACTTGATCTCGGCAAGCGTCACGACCTCATCGACGATGCCGGGCAATTCAGCTGCGGTCTTGGCCCCTTCGATCTGCGGCACGAACACCTTGCGGTTGAAGTCGTCGAG